CTGACCTGGGAACTGTTGTGCTTGCGGATTAGTCAACCCGGCAATGCTGGCTGGATCAATTGCTAAAGACTGAGCTGGGGCCATCTGAGGAATGCGCCCGCCCAATAGCGCAGCTCGCATCGCAGGGACTGACGCAAGGTTTGCATTCTGAGCCGCCATATTGCCGCTTTGGTATGCCTGCATTCTGGGCATAAACGAAGCGCCCTGCATCTGGTAGGCTCGATTTAGAGCTTCCTGATTGATCTGCCCCGCCTGCCCATAGCCGCCAGTAACCGTCTCCTGCGCCTGCTGGTAGGCTGGCAGAAGGTTATTCATCTGCGTGTTGCCCATCTCCATCGAGCGCCTGTTGGCTTTGCTGATGTCTTTCTTTTGTGCTCGCTGGCTGAGCATATTAGCTCCGGCTGAAAGCGCCGCACCGGCTATTGCTGTTTCGATTCCCATATCCACCTCTGTTTTGCTTTGCGGAAATTTAGTGATTGAAGCATTTTAATCAGTGAAGATCGGTCATCAGGTGCGGTAGTCCACACTGTCGTGAACCCTCTTGCGCCAAACCACTCCAGCCCCTGCTGCATTGTCTGTCTTACCGTTGCCCTGTCTCGATACTTGCAGGCAACGTGAATCTCAACCTTGTTCTTTTTTGCCTTTGCCAGCACCAATAGCTTTTCGTCCATAACCAGCATTGCGAAATCATCTTTGACCGAGTCAGGATATAGGCTGAGAAACTTTACAACTGAACGGTCTTGAATGTAATCAAGTGCCTCCTGTTCGCTGCAAGCTCTTACACTAATATCCATCCCTGAGTCCTATCGCCGCCAATTTCAGAAAGCATTTTGCGGTATTCGATCAACCCTGCTGTTCCGGCTGAGTTGATATACAGTTGATACTGTCGCGCCTCAACTACGCCCTCAGGTGATCCAGATCCGACAATGGGAATACTGAGCGACGCATCGAGCGTCCACGTTCTGAAGGCTTGAGCCATTTTACCAGAATTGTCAACGATTGGCTGTCCGGCATTAAGCAGTGGCGTTATCATTTCGCGCCCCCAATAATCTGAGCATTGAGCTGCAGGATTACAGGCTTTACCGCATCAGTCAGAGTAAACCGGAATATCTCAAATCTTGCAGCTCGGCCATTCTTGCGCCAAATTGCCCTGCGACTGTATTCGCCAACCTTGCCGATTGCCCGAGACCGAGCGTCAGACCACGTTTTGCCGTCCCTGCTTCTATCCATCGTGATAACAGGATCAACCACGTCAGTATTGCCAACACCTGACTCAACTGTTAATTCAATCGACGGAACAAAGATTGCCTTCAGTTCATTCTGAAAAGGCTGAGTAGCCACGCGCCTGATAATTGCGCTGCCGTACTCGGTGTAGACCAGAGGGTCAATTCTCCCGATCCTGCCATCTACCGAGTCACCGCACAGTATCTGATTGTACGCTTTACAGATCGCTGTCACTCGGCATCGACTTAGCTCGCCCTCGGTGATGGACTTTCTTTCGTGCCATCGTTTAGCCGTGAGATCGAATACCAGGGTAGTCGTCGGAAGTGTAAACCCAATGAAGTACGCCCCGTTCTGCGAATATGCCCAGGCTGAGATTCCCTGAAGCTGGGTGAGGGTTAAATTCTGCAGCAGATTGTCTATTGGTGTAGTGCTGATCTTCGCTGTATCGTTGCCTGAGAGCGCCCAGATCGACGGCCCTTCGTTATCCCCGCCGCCTACCCACACAACAGTGTCCTGTGCGTTGATAAGGCTGTACGGAGCGTATACGCCCTTCTGCAAGAACAGCCCCGTGCGCTGGAAAGGAAAGTCAGTTCCACCCACATTCTGGAAAGCCTCGATGGTCTGGGAACCAGAGATGAATAGTTGGTTCTTGAACACAATCGGCGCAACGGTAACGTCTGGATCTGACTCAGCCGTGCCAAAGTCCAGAGCGTTGTAACTCAATCCGTCATTAGGTGCCGAGCAGATGAACTTCTTGGTGTCGGTCGTGCAGACAAAATACGAATCAATGAACACCACAAATTGCGGATTGCCGTTAGCGTCAAAGTCGCCGTCTGTAATCTGGGCAAATACGTTGGTGACGTGGTTGTAGATGTAGCCATCGCCCCCGGGCACCAGCACCATCAACTGCGTGCCGTTGTCGGCCATTGAGACCAAAGCAGTGCCTGAGATTGTGCCCAATGACGTTAGGCTGTAGCTTGCCACGCCAAGCGTGATCGTCTCGACTATCTTGTACAGCGTGTCACCATTGACCGCATAAGCAATGCCAGCCATTTCGTGCATTCCCCGGTTCTGCTCCTCAATCGTTCCAGAGGAAACAAGCTGAAGCAGACCTGGTGTTCCATACAAGTTCTCAGGGCTGAGTGCAGGAGCCTCGCTCACGTTCACATACCAATTCAAGCACTCCTGTGCGCTCAGTGGCAAAGAAGGGCTGACGTAAAATCCATTGGTAATGGGAAGTGCTGGCATTAGTTAATACTCAATACTGCTCTGCTCACGGTAATATTGTTTGCTGCTGTTGAATTCTGCACATAGATTTCAATGTAGTCGTTAACGGCCATCGACACCGCATAGACAAGTGGCACAGCTAGGTGCTCGCCATTGTTCACCTTTGCTTCGATCCTTGACCCAGCAATTGCCGAGCCGTTCTTGTACAGATAGACTTGCAGGTTTTGATTAGAGCCGCTGACTGGGTCTAGGCTCAATGCTGCGTTAATTGTCAGTACCTGAGTCGTTGCTCCCGTGTAGGTGATTCGACCCGCTGTTGTGCAAGTTGCGTTAGTGGACAGGTCAACAGTCCACGTTCCAGCAACAAGAACAGGTGTGGCAGTGGATGCAATTACTGTGGCAGTAGAGTTGCCTTGCATATACACCTGACCGCGCACCTGAGCCGCTGCTGGAGCGTTGGTAATCGTGATCGTGCTGCTTGCCGCTGTTAACGTGATGCCTGTACCAGCGACCAGTGAGACAAACGTAGGGCTGAGTGCTGTGGTATTAAGCATCAATGGCGAGCCGGTCGAGTCGACAGTAAAGTTGTGCGCTATCGTAATGCCGTTCTCTGCCGACACGCTACACGCAATCCCTGTGCCGTTCTCAAGGTTGCGGATGTTGTTGACCGTGCCAGACACATCTAAAACAGGAGTGCCGGTTACCGCGCCATCCTGCACAATCGTGCCGGTGACGCCCAGCCCGCTGATGAAGTTAGCGTAGGTGATCTTGTAGTTGTAACCGTTGTAAAAGAAACCGAAGTAAGAACCCGGAGTGATGCTTGTCAGCGCCTCGAAATCAGACTGCCTTACACCATAAGTTCGCTCAACCATTTGTGTTTATCTCCAGTGCAATCCCGCCGCTAATTTCTGTTGCCACTAATGGGTCATTCGCCGGGTAAAAGTGCAGGCCATTGCCGAATTGGTTGTCCTCATTGCCAGATCCGACAGGAAGCGTTGAAGGAAGGCTTGTGGGCGTGATGTATTGCCCAAGCTGACGCATCGCCTGCATCCCCTCACGCGCCGTTGCAGCAAGCTCTGGAGAGACGCTGCCGCCATAGTACGGGACAGACTGAAATGCCATGTTAGCAATGAGGCCGGTCAATGCGCCTGGGGGAATGGTTACTTCGTCGGCCAGCCCTGTTACTGCTGTGTAGCCCAGGTTAATGCCCTTTGCCGCAAGGGAAGACATATAGTTGTTCATCGCAAAGATAAAGTCCTGATACTCGTCAGCCTCAAGAGGAGCCTCTGACGCCTGTACCAGAATTGCTTGCAGTGATGCTTTTGCTACCTGGGCGACCGTTGCCATGATTAAGCCCCTTTGGATTTCGGTGGTCTGCCTCTGCGCTTCTCTGCGTCATCAGGTGCCGGATCTGCTTTAGGCTTCCAGCCCAGACTTGCAGCAGCTTCGTAACTGCCGCTGTCTACGGTGACTTCCACGCCACTTGGCTTGATCCAGATGCTGGTTGGCATTGTTAATTCACCCTCTTTTAAGTAAGACTCTTGCCGTGATTTGAGTTAAACCCATAAGCATTGACAGCTTGATGCCTCGCTTTATGTGCAGCTTCAGCAGTAGGAAATGCGCCAAAGCTAATAGACTTCCCGTCAACCATCAGCCTAGCTCGCCAGTTCCCTGAATCCTTTCTGTACGTTACCCCAGCGTAGCCAGAGGTCTTTGT